CCCTCATCCTGCCTTTCTCCTTTCTAACCCGGGCACCGCTGCCCGAACCGACAACTTTAATCGTCCACCGACTCGCCTGTCAACAGCACCTGCTTAACCATCTGCCACTGGACCCCCAGCCACAGCCAACGGGCCAGCGGTTCAGCCTTCACGCCTAGCTTATGCACGTCCATCACCTGATCCCCACGATAAATCAGCAATTCGCCTGCCGCTGTCTTACCTGCCGGCGAGTACTGCACCACGATGAAGGTCGGGCACCGCATGTCCGCATGCTTCAAGTGAAAGGCGACCTGATGCGGGGATAGGTTCACTTGGAACCCCCGCTTGACGACCTTCAACTCGACCATCACAAATTCGCCCGATCGCTTGAACGCGACCAAGCAGTCAGGGATACCGAGCCCTACCCTACTTTCGATTCGGGTTAAATGGCAGTCGGACGCTGAGAGGTTGTCTCTCAGCCGCCGATACAGGGCGCTTTCTGGCTTCGCTGGCATCTTCCCCTTCTCCTTCGCTTTCAGGCGCTTCTGGGGCCTCCTGAGGGTCTTCGGTGTCATCTTCAACCGGATCAGCATCCGGCAGCTCTCGGACATCAGCGCTTTCCCGTACCTGATCGGGCGTGATGTCGATGATCGGCCCGCCGTTGCCGCCGCCGTAAAGCTTCTTGATCTCCTCAAGCTTTCGCATGACCTCCTCCTTGCTCATGGAGTCGATCGTGCCGTGCCTGATCTCCTTGCGGTCAATGTAGATCGTGCCAAGCGCCTGGCCGCGCCTGTACTCAGCTTGGACGGCCGCACCGTACGCTCCCGCAGCCAGTGCTTGGTCTCGAATGATCTGAAGGTCACGCATGTGCCGCTCATACGTCGTCGCGTATTTCTCGCCCAGTTCGCGCCGGCGCTCTTGGATCGCTGCCACAACGTGAGGGCATTTGTCCGGGTCGGTCAGCTCCCGGGCCTTGGTCCTTACCCAGCTCTCGCTGTACCCCGCACGCAAAGCCGCTTCCCTCAGGGTAACGTGGCCCTCTCCAGCAACAAACTCCTCGACAAACTTCCATTCCTGCGGGCTCAGTACCTTGGGTTTGACAACTGTGACAGGCCGGTTGATGCGCTCTTCAGTACGCTCATCTCGGCGACCTAACTTCTTGCCTCGCATGAACTGATTATCCTTTGACGACATCACCGGCCTCCCTACTCAGCAATCAGCTAACACGCCAGAAGCGCCAGCCATTACCTACCCGCCGACAGGCGAACCTATGGCCACTACGTTTACCGTAGGAGTACGCAGCCGCACGTGCGTTCTTCAGCCTGTCCTCTTCGGACACAACAAAGCTGTCACCGACCTCCATGAACCGGAACGGATAAACAGACCCAGACTGTCGGCCCTCGGGCAGCGGTACACCCTTCTCGATCTCGAACATCACCTTTCTCCTCTATGGCAACCCAGGCAGGATTGCCAGGGCAGGGCTGTATCCTACCTCAAGACAAAAGCCCAAAAAAGAAGAACTTTTTCCAGAAAAAAATATTTCTTTTTTCAACTACCTGCGCGCGCGCGATCCCCAGAAGAATTTCACCACTTTACCTACTGTAATGAAACGTATTGCTCTAACCCCTTGATTTTATTGATTCATTACGTCCATTACGGCATTACGTCATTTTTTAAAAATTTTCAAAACAAAAACACGATAGTAGCCAGATTTCTACTGTTTTGGCGTTTTTTGCCCGTGGCCCTTGATCCGTGGTCCTCGAACCCTCCAAAACGCGCGGGGCCCGGATGCCTACAACACCCGAGCCCCGCTTCCCGACCCACAAGAACCTCACCCTCAGTTGACATTCTCCCCCTCAAGGTATTTCCCTTGTAGGAGGCGGATCGCGTGTTCGACCTCAAGCAGATCACCAAACTCGATGGCAGAGATCTCGACGTCGCAGCCTCGTTCGAACAATTCTGGCAAAACGGGACCCAAGTAGAGATGTTTCACACCATTGATGGTCAAGGTGACAAGGTGAACATACTTATCTTGGGCAGGTATACCGAGCAAATCCTTCAATCCTGATAGCACATTCTGGTTCATGATGAAGCTCCGTTGACAGGCCCTTTATTGTAGAGAGCGAGATCCAGCGATAGGCGGTCGATGAAATCCTCCTGTTCTTTTGCTTTGATCTGGAGCGATCTTACTTCAACTGCGAGCGCCTCCATCTGGATATTTTGGACCTCGATCCGTCGTCGGAGGGCGTTGATGTATTCGAGGAGTTCCTGGTCCGTGGTCCGTGAAGGGGGATCCTCTGTCGAATTCAGTGCGGGGCGCAGCATTTCAGTCTCCTGTCAATCGTCGTAGCCACGGGCGTGGGGGTAGCTGGTGACTGGCGTGGGCCGTGGTCGGTGTGGGGTGGCCTCGGCAGTCTCTTGTTTTGGCCGGGGCCTTTCTCTGTGTTCTTTGGGTTCCTTGTACATCACCTCCCAGAGGATATTTTTTGTCTTGCGGGTGCGGGAGAGTGCGCCTACGAGGTGGAGGGTAGAGAGGTGGTTGGCGGCGGTGGTGGTGGAGATGGCGAAGTGTTCGGCGACGTCGCGGGCCTGGAAGGGGCGTTTTCTGTCTTTGATGTAGTCCCAGATGCGTCGTGTCCTGTCCGGCAGTTCCATGGGCGCGTGGGCCGTGGTCGGCGTGAGCTCGAGGTCTTCTTTGGCAAAGAGCGGGATCCAGGATGGGGGTAGGTTTTCTCCGTCAAAACGGATCCTGCCGCTGGCCTTGTGGATCCAGAGGACGGGTTTCATGTGTTCTTCTCCTTTAGCTTTGCATCGACCATGTAAACGAGCGCCTGCCAGTTTGTTTTGTCGCCGAAAGTCGCTCGATTAACTAGAGCACGCGCTTCGTCGTCCGTCAGTTCGACCCATTCGCGCTTCGCCTTCTGCCGCGCACAGACCAAACAACCATCACCGGGGATCATCGCTCTCCAGCCGCACTTTTCGCACAGTTCGAGTGAGGTCTGGTCGTAGGGTTCTTTGCCGCCAACAGAGATTGGCTCTGAGACCTCTCCAACACGGATATGGCAATCGGCTGGGTCGATCTTGAGAGGCTGCTCAATGGCAGCGCGGAGGTTGTCCATCGCTGCGTCGATCTCACCTGGCAGAGCGATGGCGTTCTCGCCAATGCTAAGTTGGTTGATCTGCTCCAACGCCTCCAGCGCCTGCTTCATAACTGCGATGCTCATTTTTTCCTCCACAAAAACCTCAGTGTCAGACCGTCAACGAAGTTTTGTTTGAACCTTGTTTCAGGTGCCCATGCGACGTAGCCAGTAAGAATGCCCACGGCCCAGCCGATTAAAAAGGCTTCTGTCATTTCTTCCTCGCTTCCAGCATGGCGTCTGCCATCTGATATGCATACTCTGCGTAGGTTCGCCAGTTGGCGTGATCATCATCCCAACCTAGGAGCGTTTGCATAGCCCGTGCTGCAAAGTAGTCGCGCAGTGACATACCTTGATAAGCCGTGCCCGTTGGGAACGCTGGACCTCCATTGTTCATTTCTCACCTCGTGCTTTTGCGATAGCTTCGCGGGAAACCTCGATAACATCAAAGCTATCGCCATCCATTTGGATGTAATCTGATCGCTCAAGTGCGCTCACAGCCATCATTAGCGCCTCCAACAAATCCGGCGCGGCTGAAATCAGGCGGGCGTCTGCCGAATCTGGATCAAGAGCTTGCTTGTACTCACCTTCGGACGGATCAAACAGCACCACAGGCGCTCCATTTGCTCCGACGATAGCTGCTGAAGCTCTCGAATATCCACAGTCAAACATGGTTGTCATATCAATCTTCCACGGTCCCGGAGTCATATCTCCCCCTTTAGCACTTTGGCTGCGTATGCGTAGTAGTTGTGCCGATCACCTACCTGCTCGTGCAGGCGCTCTAGTATCAGGATGCACCGATTGCGTTCTTCTTCAACCGCCTTCTGCACCAGCTCCTTGATGTTGCTTTCAATCGCCGCAAGAACAGCATGAGCCGCCTGATCCACCGGCACATCAGGGTTTGCCCAAATGCCTTCTTTTGAAATCCTTAGAATTTCAACTCCCGGCCCAACTTCGTTCCTAAACGTAATATTGCTCATTTCTCACCTCGTGCTCGGATA